TATCATTCTTACCCACAATCCACTCAGTCACATAATATTTACCTTTATTATTTTTTGGTAAATACTCAACAAAATCTGGTATAGTTATACTTACATCATAATAATTAACATCACTATATTTTAAAAATCCTTTTGAAAACACGTTGTCAGGTTCACACCAAACATTAAACCAACTAACGATAGTGTTTTCTCTACAAACATTTAATATTCTTAATGGAAGTAAACGAAACTCTTTGTCTTTAAAGGTATCAAAAAAAACTCCATCATACTTTTCTTTTGGTAAGTTATTAGACCAGTTACCAAATATTGTTTTAACATTTGGTTTATCCTTTGACCACTCTAATAACTTTTCATAAACTTTCTTATCTTTTTCAATTATTGTGTGTGATTTTATATCGTGTGATTGAATGTAATCTGCACTTATTCCCATACCGAATCCTAATTCTAAAATGTCTCCCCCATTTTGACAAACAACTTCAGCGTGCTTTTTCATTATTGGATGTTCCCATTCGTGCATAACTATATGATTATCATCATCAATTAATCTATCCTTAAAATACTTCATTTTGTCCATATTTTTTTTAGTTGTTTTTCATCTACACCATACTTTGATATAATTGAATATACAACATCTTTACCCATAATGTCAAGTGTTTTTTCAATATTTTCTGAACTATCTTCAAAATACTCACATAATATGTCCATAGCCCACTTTTCTATCTTGGATTTTGACTTAGATTTAGTATATTTTAAAAAGGTTCTACCCTTTGGTATCACATCTGTGTAGAATTGATATACTGACTTTGGTTCTAATTCCCAATATCTTTGGATTTCATTTACGACCTCAATCCACTCTGGTTTCATTGATAGAAATCTATGCACCATATAATTTGACCAAGTTTTTTTATCGGCATCAGAAATCTCTTCCCAATAATTTGGGTTCTGATTATTTGTAATTTCTTTTATGTGGTCAAATAGTGATTTTGTTTTCATAGTGAATAACCTTTTAGATATAAATAAATAGTTGACTTATAAGTCAAAATGACAAAAATCTTTGTTTTGTTCGTAAAAGTTTTTTAATTCTTCCCAATTGCCGATGTTTTTAAAATTATCTTCGGTGTTTAATTTTACACCTGAAAAGAATCCATACAAGTCTTCATAAAACAATACTCTTGAGTTTCTGTGAGATTTTAGATATTCTATGGTGTTGTTTGTTATTTCTTTGATACCTATGATATCTTTTTTTATGTCATCAATTGATATTGTATCGACTTTTATTTTGTTGTATTGTTGTTTTTCTTTTTTCGTTAGAGTTTCCACCCCAAAATCTACTGCTCTCCACTTTTCTGTTTTCTTTGCGAGATTTAAAGATAGTGATTGTAAAAATACATTTCTTCTTGACAAAAAGAAAACCATATCGTGATAGTCTATTATATCGTTGTGTATTTTTTTCTTAGGATAAACACCAAACTTAATTCCAAAAGTATCATCGTTATCATACATTTTATCAAGAAATTTATCTACACCCATTGAGTTTATAATCTTTTCCGAGTGATTAAATTCTGGTTCCCATATAAATTTTTTAGATGAAATCTCTTGTAGTGTTTTACAAAACTCAGTTGTTCCACTACGACTACAACCCAATACCAATACTTTATTTAAATGCATTTCCTAACATCCAAGTTAATACTGAATATCTAACACCACGAGTCAATGGTGATACTCTATGTCCTAAATAAGATGGAAACAAGATAAGACTTCCTTTTTTTCTACTACCGACTGCTGTGTTTTCACCTGTTTTGTCAGTCATACTAAACTCAAAATTTCCTCCGTCATAGTCATTTTCATCAGACAACTGAACAATGGCAGTAATTTTACGAACTGATGTTTCTTCATTTCCAATGTCTAAATGCCAGTCATATTTTCCTGTGTCTTCATATCTCAACATACGAACATTAGAAAACTCATTTGCTATGTCAAAATTAAAAAATAATCTATTTGCCATTTCACAAGCCATCATTAAATTTTTATTTAAATTAAATCCGTCTGACAATACAATTTCTTCTGAAAATCTTACTTCTTGGACTTTACGAACATTTTCATTTACAATGTCTGCTCCGTTTCCATTATAAGTTCCTGCTACGGTGGCTTTGTATTGTTCTGAATTATCAAACATTTTGATTAACTCATCACACCTTTGTTCAGTCAAGAAGTCATCTTTGTGAACTACAAACTTAAAGTTTTTCTTTTGTGTTAGATTTTCTATCATCTAAAATGGTCTCCAATAAATAACTCTTGTAAAACATATCTTATTCCTTTAGTAACTGGTGTTACATTGTGAGATAAGAATGTGGGAAATATAGTTAATGAACCTTTTAATTGGTTCATTGTATACCACTCTTTTGTATGTTTATCTTGTATTCCGAACTGAACTTCTCCACCCTCGTATTCACTTGGGTCTGTAAGTTGGACAATCGCCACAAGCTTTCTATTAGAGCAACTACCTGCATTAAAATCTGTGTGCCAACCATAAAAACCTCCTTGATGATACTTGATAAGTTTTAACTCGTCATCTGCTCCGTCTATATCAAAGTGAAATACACCTTGATTTACCATTTTAACTACTTGGTATATTTTATCTTGTAACCATTTCCAATCTCCGTTACAATTATCTGGTCTAAATCTATTATCTGGTTGGTCAAATAAATACCATTCTTCCGTTACTCTTATTTCTGGTATGATTGCCGCTTCTCCTTTTTCACCACCAACTCCACCCGGAACCATTTGTTCTGTTGTGGTTATTTGTTCTATTAATTCATCACACTTTTCGTGTGATAAAAATGTAGGTATTTGTATTGAGTATTTAAAGTCATTGTTTAACTTCATTTAAAAGTGTTCCCTTCTGCAAATGTTATTAAAGTGTATCTATCTTTTTCACTAAATTGTAAAACTTTGTGTGCTGCGAAAGCTGGAAATATAACTATTCTACCTTTTTTTACATCTATGATATTACCCCAAATGTCTAATTGTCCTCCCTCATAATCGTCATTTAAAAATATAACTGATGTAAGTTTTGTACAAGTGTTTACAACCTTTCCGTCTCCTGCTGCAAAATCTGAGTGATACTCATCATCTACGACAAATGTATCTACTGGATATAATTTTCCACAAGAATGTTGAATGCCAGATATATCAAATTTATATACTAATGTATTTGATAAACTGACAACTTTCCATATTTTATCTATTAAATTTTTGTTTTGAGTTACTACATTTTTACAATTATGTAAACTTCCCCATACAAAATTGTCCGATTTAATATTTTCATCAATAGATTTTATTTCGTTATCACATTCTTCTGATGTTAAGAAATTATCTCGAACTAAAAACCATTTAAAATTGTGATTATGTATCAGACTCATCAGAAACTAAAACCTTATTTGCGAAATAATTAACACCACTATCCGTAGAGTTTATGTTGTATGTTATTTCTTCTTTATTTATAACTTCTATGTGGACTACTTTTAACTTATTTAACTCATCAGTCAAAACTACATCTCCTATTTTTAGTGGTCTGTAATCTGAATCTACTTCAGAATCTCCAACGATATAAAATGGGTGGTCATCTGTTGCTGTGATTGTAGAGTCATCATCAAAAGTATAAGTTACTATATTATCGTGTCTTATCTTTATGACTTCTAAAACTTTTGAGTCCTGAATTTTATTATTCTCAACATCATATGTTTTTATCATATCACCAGGTCTAACTTTTATGATTGGTTGATATGTTCCGTCTGATAATGTAATCATAGTGTCATAAGTGAAACAAAATGAACTATTATGACTAACTATATCGTGTGCTACGATTGTTCCATAGTCTTGATTTAGTAAATTATAAGTGATATGTTTACCCTCAATTTTTTTGATTTCGGTAATTTCTACCCAACCATCTAAATCTCTTACATAATCTCCAACCTCTACAACACCATTACCACCTGCGTGATTTGGATTGTGTCCGTCAATTGTTGACCAACCTTTATCTTTTAATAAGAACGGGTGATTTCCTGTTGGTTTAAGTGTTTGACCAGATTCTAATGTTAATTCATAACAATCATCGTGAAGTTTTTTCATAATAGAGTTTACTTTACCTTCTTTAAATTCATTATTTTCTTCATCAAAGACCAATACACTTTCTCCTAATTCTATTTCGTCAATTCTTTTATAATTACCCTCTCCCATATTAATCACTTGGTCTGGCATAAAGCAGAACTTATTGTGAACCAATACATCATTTGCGAAGTAATTGTGATTTGTTTCTATTTCTAATGAATAAGTTTGTACTGGATTTATCACTTCATCTAAACCTGTGATTTCTACTTCTCTTAATTCTCCGTTAAAATATTCTAAACATTTATCACCAACTTCTAATTGTTCTGATTCTATATTGTATCTTTTTTCTGTCCAATTAGGTTTATATGATGACCAACCTTTTCCAATTACCCAATACGGGTGGTCAAACGTGTTTTTGGTTTTTTTATCACCAAAACTTATTTCTATGATATCAGCGTGAGTTGGTGTTTCGATAGACAATACTTTACCTACTTTAACTTCTTGTGTATCAAAATCATAATTTTTAACCTCATCTCCGACCTCAATAAATTCTATTGCTTTTGTAGTTCCGTCCCCCATTGTGATTGGTGTTCCTGCTACAAAACATTTTGGTGGAATATTATGAACCAAGATATTTGATTGGAAGTATGTATCAATGTCCTCAACATCAAGTGAATACCAAGTAACGTCACCAGAACCCTCAGTTATAGAAGTTATTTCAGTTTCATTACCACTCGGGTCTAAAAAGTAATCACCTACTTCTATATTGTTTGGTGTTACCCAAGACCAAGTATCTCCTTGTTTTACAAAATATCTAACATCATCATTTAATTGTTGTACATTATAAGGTGCTTTGATACTACCATTTATTAGAATATGTCCATAAGACATTGTTTTCATTACATTTACCACAATAGAACCTTGTGTTGTAGAACCAGATAAATCTGTCGCAGTGTAAGATAAATAATTTTGTGATTCATCTGGCATACCAAGTGGTTGATATGATGTTACGACATCACCAACTTCTACATCTTGGACTTGTTTTGTGGTTCCGTCATACATACTGATTAAACTACCACTTGCAGATGTTTTTCCTTGTTGTGATATAAAATTCCAACTATCTGTATTGGTTGGATTTAATTTAATGAATTTTCCAGCGTCTCTTTCTGCAAAAACTATTACTTTTTCTGGTGTCATCATAAAATCAACTTTACCAACACCTAAGTATTCTTGTCCGTCTCTATAACTCCCACTATGAACGATGTATTGTTCTATTAAAGAACCATTATCAACTCCATTTTGATAACTTGCACTTGTTGAGTTGTAAGTGTAGAAACCAACTGCGTTAGACTGAATACTTGAGTCTACTGATGGATTTTTAATAACATAGTCTGGAAAATTATTATTTGGTGTATAAGATGATGTATTGAACAATGGAATTAATGATGAACTCATAGGTG